TAACGGCCGGGGATGCATTGAACACCTGCGAGGATGAGCCGGCTAGAGCGGCAAAATCTGCCTGCGCCTGCCCCAGCGTCACAGCCTCGGTCGCGGTAACGGCCGGGGATGCATTGAACACCTGCGCCACATCGCCGTTCAGCCGAGCCGGCGTATACCCAATATTCGCCACCGCCGCTCCTGCTGCCAAGTCCGCTGGGGTTACTTCGCCATTTTTCGAAAGCACGGCGCCGGCCATCTGCTGATATGTCGTCACAGCGGATGAGATTACGGACTGTCCTACGGTAAGACTGACACGGCAGATTTCTACGGACGTTGTATTGTTCGGCACCGATAGCGTGCCAGACAGTGCTACGCTATCAAGTTGATTCGTGTATAGGGTATACGGCACGAACGTAGGGTCATAATCCGGATGGCCGGGTGTCGGGCCTGTCACGAGAACCGCGTTCTGCCCGATTTGCACTGCCGTGGCGATAACGTACACCTCTTGCGTTCCAGAAACGGGAACGAACGATGTCAGATCCACCGAATAGGACGATGACACCGATCCGTTTGTAGTGCCGTATCCCCCCGCCCAAACGCCATTGCTGAACAGCGCGCGGCTGGACGAACCGAAAGTGATACTCAGCACGAGCCCGGATATGGCGATGGATACGCCGCTGCTATTCACAAGGCCGGGCGTAAAGGCGTTCGCCTGGAAATCCTGCGTATCGGCTATGATGGTGTCGAAGGCGGTATTGAGTATGCCCGAATCGACAAATTCAAAATCACCAAATTGCGGTGTGTTGCTCATACTATGCTAATCCTGGATTTATAGTTGGATCGGTTAGCCATGTCGTTGGCAAAGTCGGAACGGTGTTATTGGTGCTAGAAGGTATATTCAGACCGCCTAAAATGCTATACGGCTGCAACCACGACCCCTGGAACCTCGTCGCCCCCAGAAAGTTTCCGGTTTTTAGGAACAGACCGCCGTTTATCTGCTTCGCGGTATAGGGAACGCCAGCCGGCCTGACAAACGCCAAATCCCCCGGCAACGCCTTTAGTTGTGCGGCGCTCAGGGGCATACCAGGCGGAAGGTTCAGTGACCAACCGACAGCCGGAAACTTCTCTGTAACGGTGGCAGGTATGCCCATAGCTTCCAGAACATAGGACTCGATGCCAGGAACAGTGCCGCGCCACGCAAGCATCGTTTCGCTTATGCGGTCCTTGTATGCCACATCCGATTCACTGGCGTTTCTTATAACACCCAGCATCCGTCCCCACACGTTGAGCCAATTGCCACTGGAATTCGCGAAGGTCGTTTGCGCGGATACGGTATCGACGCCGCCAGTTCCCCGCGTTATGCCAGCCGCCAGGCTATTCTGCCAAGCCGCAAACGTAGGGCCGGACCGCCTATAGGTGGCGGGCAGCGAATTAAGAACAGCGGTGACGGCATTCCAGTCCATCTCTAGGCCAAAGTGGACGTGACAGAGGTAAGGATAGCCCTTTGAGTTGGGCCTATGGCTATGATCTGCTCCGGCACGGAAGAACTATTGAGCATGGTGACCGTGAAGGACGACGCGATATTGGCGAGAACATCCCCCACCAGAGACGTGATCTGCGGGGCCTGTGGATCTTGCCCAAATTGCAGGGTGGACTGGTATTGTTGCACAGCCGAAGTCACGGCCTGGTTCATAACCGCGTCCTGCGACGAGTCAATCAGCACCCCGGTAACAACCACGGAATAGTTCACGGGGACAACGGCTAAAACCGCGTAAGGTACGCCCGCGTCTCGGTAGCCACTTTCCCCCAGCGCAAAGTTGCCGTTCATCACATACGTTACCTGGTTTATGAGCGCCGATGATGCGGCACCGGTCCCATTGTCTATGTATAGGGTAAACCCTGCCACTTGATTGGGCGGCGTCTGGTACGCCCACGGCTCGTAGCAGGTTGCGTAATACACCGTTTCGGTGGAATTAGGGGCCTGGATACCTATCGCGGCATTGGCTATGGCGACAGGGGAAGCGAGCCCGATTGACGCTACTTTCGCGATAAAGCGCCCTAGCGTCGAGGACGGAGATTCCGCATTCGTGCCGCCAGCCATGGGGGCGGTGTTTGACACATACAGCGGGTACGGAATGCCGGATACTATGGTGGTTATGGAACCGGCAGACACGTTGGAAGCTGTCCCGGATACAAGCGCTGCGGCGGTAGCGGTTATGCTTGTGGTGCCTGACAGGAGCGTCACCGTTTCGGTGGTCTGGAATTGCACTCCGCCCGGCGTCTGAACGATTGTGCCGGTCGCGATAATGACATTCTGCGTTGCCGGCGGAGGAGAGCTTGTCCCGGTGCTGAACACGACGGAACCCTGCGCGGCCAAAGCCGTTAGCGGGTAAATGCCGAAGACGTTCATGCAGCCGTAGACAATCGCCTGAAATGCGATAGCCTGCGATATGACGCCTTCCTGCTCGCTTATTTGCCCGAATCCCTCGGATAGGGTTCTAATCTGCGATCCAATATTAGCGTCAGCCTGTACGCCGGTCTGACCGGCCATGAACGCCATTACCTGGGCGGTCGTCTCGGCTAATGTAGCTGGGGTCGCAACAGTGATTGTGTTTGACATCAGGCCGTCACTATATCACGAAACCGGCGTACCGGGAAATGTAACGCCGAGGGGTATTGAGTTGGCACTCGTTTGTCCTTTCGGCAGAGCGGTCAGCACCAGATTTATAGTTTGACCGGTTAGGGCTGTCGCCTTCGCATTCACCACCTGCTGCACGCGAGGGTCCGTCATTACCGCAGAGATGGCGTAGGCGGCTATGTGATTAACCGTTTCTGATGTCATCAGATTGCCAACTTCTGGCGGAATACGACTGCCGAATTCCAGGTGGTAAATAAGTTCCCCAAGCGAGGTCTGCAAGCGACGCCCAAGCGAGAACGCTAGGTTCTGATACCCTGAAATGGTATTCAGATCGCCGGTCCACGGTAGCATGTCCTGATTCAGCGGGCCGTAGAATATGTCATATCCGAGGAAGTCCAGTTCATAGTTGGCCGGGGCTTGTGCGGGCGGCGCTGTTGTCGGCGTTCCGTTTGTCGGCATATAAATCTGCTGACCGGGAGACGTTACGTGCGGAGTGCCGGCGGTAGGCGATATATACGGCGGCAGCAATCCGTTAAGTGTCGCGATCTGCTGCCATTTTGAATAATCGCCTAATTGGCTAGCCGCTATACCCATGAGGCTATCCCCGTAGCGCACGGTGTATGTGGCGACATTGGCCGGCACGATTTGCCTGAGATTGGCCGAAAGTAGATTGAACTGGTAAAGCCCTTGGGTGGCTATCAGACGCACGACAGCAACCTGTTGCGAAAACGCACTGGAAGGGTCATTTGAGTTCGCGAACGAGTAACGTGATAAAGCGGGGCACGCCACCATGCTGTTCCACAGAAGCGCCAACTGCGCCGATGTGCTGCCGACGTATATCGTCACATACGAAGTGAAGGTGGCTGCTATCTGAGACGCTGCGGCCATGTAGGATATCTCGTCCAGGGCTGCTCCGGATGCTATGCCGTTTGCGGCTGCGTAGAGGTTGGCCCATGCGGTCGCGGCGGCTTGTGCTTGTGCAGCGAAGTTGGATGCTGTCAGCCCCGCAGGTGGGGTTTCTAGAGTATATTGGACACCGGTTGTAGTCTCAAAGGTCAAAAGAAATGTGCTTAAGCAGTTGTACGGAATCGCCGCTGTCCCGCTCGCCAAGGCTGCCGAGATGTTTGGCACGGGCTGTATGAGAATTGCGGTGGTCCCGAGAGCAAAGGATTGCAGGGAGACTAGCCGCGCCTCTACGAACGTTTTATCAGTGGTGCTAAGCGTGATCGGCAAGGACAGCACTGGGTTAATCAGCGTATAACCCCGCGATGCCGATACCGACATCATGTAGGAATCCAAGGCATTCATGGCGTGCCTGAACGTACTCGCAACGGCCTGCGACAGTGCCAAAGCCGACGTGCCCGTTGCGGTGCTTAATGCCGTCTGGGTGTAAACCATCGTGGCTCGCATAGCGTTCCAGATAGTTGCCGGGTAGCCGTATATGGCCGTAAAGGCGTTTCCGAGCATTTGCTAGTACGCCGCCAGTTTTGTGGTAAGGAAGGAATTGGCGAGTTGTAGTTGCTGCGCGCCCGCACCGAACGCTATTACCAACGCGTCCACGGCCCATACCGGGATAGGCGAGGCTACGGAGGCTATGGCGGCGAGTCTCAGCGTGTAGGCGCCTATGATGGGACGATCAGCCGATTGGTCAAATACAATAGGGCCGATGGGCACGACCGACCAGAAGGAATTGTTCCAGTAGTCTAGTAATTCAAGGGTGTAAAATTGCTGGGCATTCTTGGCCATCAACTCCTGATTCAACTGCGCGAACTGGGCCAGAAGGGCTTGTAGCGCGGCGAGCGACTGCTTCCCCGTCAGTAAAAACCCATCGCTGGAATGGCGTTTGAATCCCTGCGTCCCCCTAAGCGTAATGATAGGAGGGCTTTCGCCCCACATGTCTGCCTGGCGCAAAACCCCCAGAGTGCTAGACGGCCCCTGCGTGTCATATAAAGTGTTCAGAGCCGTGGGCTCAGCACGGATCGCCTGCGGGCTTATGGGAAAAAGGTACGTTGCCCCCGGCACTGCCGCTGCGGCGGCGCCGGGGTAGCGGATCGACAATGCCCATAGCGCGACACCCTGCCCCACAATTGAGGCGGGCAGGGTAGAGAACTTCTGTTCCGTAAACGATACGATACTACCGATTATGCCTGCCATCGCTACATCAA